ACTGCAATTGCAAGCTCGCGGTCACTCCCGACTTGCCAGCGCTCGAATAAACCGGGGTGCGGCTGGATTGCAGGAAGAACCGTTGCGCACGAGTGCAGAACAGGTGAGTAGGGACCACGCCAACCGGGAATTTCGCCAAAGCCGCTGCAACCAGTTCGTCAGTCAAGCCGGTATTTGAAGCAGTGCCGTAAGCCGCCAGATTTTTGATCCGGCAAGCAGCCTTGGTGTAATTGAAAGATAAACCAACGTAGCCACTCAGGTTGTTCACCCAGGCCATGTATTGGCTATTTGTGGCAACGATGGCCTGACGTTTCCATTCGCCAATACCCAATCCTGTGTTATTGCCGAAAATGAACTCAACCGAATCAGGTTGGTTCACCACGAGCCACGCGCTTGAGGTGGTCGCGCCAAGCGATCCTGTCGCGTTGGCTGTTACTTCCATTGCAGCCGGGTCATAAAGCCTGGTCAGGCCAGAAAAGCCGAAATCACTTGTCGAAGGTGCGCCGTAATAGACTTGATTGCCCAAGGCAACCATTTTTTCCTTGGTGACACCTAGGACTTCGTTAGCCATCACGAACTCGGGACCGAACTCCGAAGCGTTCAAAACGGCTTCATCGATCCGCATCTGACCATCGAGAAAGAAAGCCTGATTGACGCGCTGATCCCAGCGGCTCGCCACAACTGCCGTGCCGCTATTGGCTGCGCGAAAAGCGGGGCCAGCCGGAAGGGCTGTTCGCACAAGAGCTTTGTAAGTTGTCCCCTTGATAGGTCGGCCCCGTAAAACATCAACTTCCGGCGCGAAGGTGCGGACCTCTTCAACGATGCCCACCGCCTGATCGGTGCCGTTCTGCTTGGTGATATCGAGCAGAGTTAAAAATGTGTCAGCCATAAATTTTTATTTTTTGGTGGTATCGCGCCTTGGAAAATCAGTTTTGAAATGTGAAGCCGCCTGCTTCGAGGTTGGCTTTTGCGCTCGCGGCAATGCGCTCGCGTCCTGTTAAAGTGGTGTTTGCGCTTTTGGCACCTGCCGGCGCTGCGGTCACTGGAGGCTGGCCAAGTGCCGCCTGGGTATTGGCAACCTGTTGCGCGACTTGGATTTTTACCTCGCCGTCTTTGGCTGCGAGCTTGGCGTTGAGTGCGGCAATCTCGGTGTCCCTTGTGGAAATCTGTGTTGCAAGTCCGCGATTTTGGTCATTCAGCGCGGCAATGTTCTGCTGCGCATTGGCAAGATCCTTTTGAAGCTGTTCGGCTGCGGTAGAAGCCTCGGTATCGTTGGAGACTAAAGCCTCCTTTGCCTCGTCGCGTTCCTTGGTGAGTGTCGCTACCTGGGATTCGAGTTCTTCAATCCGCTTGTGAGCTACGCCGATTTTCCAAATGGCCATTTGAGCAATGGCCCTTGTCAACAATCAGACCCCGCGCCAGAAAAGGATCTTCACTAACTTGTTAAAGAGTTTGTGGGTGGATTCGGGGCATTTGCATCCAGCCCGATAAAATGAAGTTGTGCCGTATGCGTAGCTAAAGTGCATCACATCAGTTTTGTCCTGCTCGGTCCAATTTCGACTCGCGAGCCAGGCTGGATTAGGCCTTCCATGAATCCAGAGCTCCTCCATCATTCCTCGATCAACTCCCCAATCTCGTCAATCAACCCATCGCAAAGACCAATCTCGCAAGCCTTCTCGCCGTCGAAAACCTGACCGTTCATCCATTTCTCGGCCACTTCCCGCCGCGCGTTCACCGCGTCTTTGAACTGCGAGTAAATTTTATCCACGTCGGCCTGAAGCATGGCTTTTTCTTCATCGCTCAACGGTTTCCAGTAGGCGCCCATGAGCTTGTATTTTCCCGCCGAAATACTTTGAATCTCGACGCCTTCTTTGGCCATCTGTCGCGACAGGTCCGAGTATGCTGTCCACACACCAATTGAACCAACTGAAGCGGACGGCGAACAAAGGAACTCCTGGCACTGGGTGGCCAGCCACACCCCAGCCGAGCAGCATTCAGATCCGGTAAAAGCAACTGTGTGCTTTCGCATCGTGGAAATCTTGGCCGCCATTTCGGGGATACCGTTTACCGATCCGCCTGGTGTGCGAAAGTCGAAGATAACCTTCTCGGAGTTGCGGTCGGATTCCGCCACATCGATCATGTCGGAAATATCGTCGAGGCCGCAGCCGCAACTTGAGGCCGGAATGTCGGAGGCGTAGCGAGTCAGAACGCCGCGAACAGGGATGATGGCCGAGTCGCCAGCGATTCTAAAACTGTCGCGCGGATCTTGTTCTGGACTGTCGTCGTCCTCCATCATGGCGCGCTTATCAGCTGCACCACCGGCAAGCCGCGCCTCCAAAATCTTCACAATGGCCGAGTGCCGCGCGTGCGTGATGAGTAGCGGTTTGGTGAAAAGCTCGGCTATTATATGGGGGAATTGCTTCATCATTCTCCTGGCCCAACCTTTCCTTGATCCTCGGCGTCATCCTTCGTTAGTGCATCCTCGCCAGTATCCCTTCGCGCCATCGAGAAGCTGACTGCGCCAATTTCACCGAACAGGTTCAACGCTTCTTGAATCGAAATGTCGAATTTATCAGCCAACCTTTTAGCACGGTTCAGCCTGTCTTCGGCCTCGATCTCGCGCTGTTCCATGCGCTTAATCCAGTCGCCCTTGCGCTTGGCCGCAATGTCCATCAGGTTTACAAACCCTTTGTCGTATTCCTTGATATCGGTCTGTGACTCGTAGCGGCGATCTGCAGTAATGTCCTGCGCTGGTCGATAGCTCCATTTGTAAAAGTCCGGGTCGAATGGCAACTGGCCCAACTTGATCGCCTTTGAAATCGCGTAGACGTCCACCCGCTGAATGTTCATCGATGCCAGGCGCCGGCGCTTTTGGAGCGTCCGATTCACCCGATCAACGACTGTTCGCATTGGTGCGCCACCGAGGGACGGATCGAGCGAGAAATAAACGTCCCACTCAGTACCCCTGAAAGCGTCTCGGACTGTGCCGTCCATGAAATCTTTAGTTCCCCGGCCGGGACGGTCGCCGGAATTAAACGCTTCGAGCTTCGAGCCTGTTCCGGCTTTAAAATACGTGTAAGTCCCGCCGTCCAACTTCATCAGGTCCGGGGTAGCCTTGGTGTTGTCCGAATTGAAGGTCGCAGGGGAGGCGATGACCGCTTTTGAAGTATCAATGTCGCCAGATTCGTTGTGTTCGACGATTGTTTTGCTCGAGAACGCCTTTTGCGCCAGCATTTCGAACCGGCGGAACTCTCGAACGTCCTGCCAATCGAAGGCTGACGAAGCCAAGCCAGAGAAACCCCTTACCTGGCCGGGAATCTCAGGCAGGAACGCCGGAAACAACGATCTTGCTGAAATGTCGCGGTAGGTTCCGGAAATACCCGGATCGTAATAAACCCGGTAAGCAATTGGCCGGCTAAGGTCGTCCAGAATCACGCCATCAATGATCGGCGCTTCCCATTCCAGGGGTGTTTGGAACTCAAAAGGCAGGGAATCGTCGATTAACAAGCCATCGGTTGAGAGTGTTTTACCCTGGTATCTGACCTTGCAAAGACCGCCGCTTTGACCGCGGCAACCGATCCGGTGTGAGCCGATCTGCTGTACTCGAGGGTTTCCGCCGTTGTCCTCGGTTAAAAGCGTCCAGCCCTCGCCGTCCACAATGTTGGAAATGATAAGTGTTTCGCCGTAGGACTCGTAATTGTACGGCCAGCCCTCGACGTTCATCACCCGATGGAAGCTATCCAACCAATCGCAGGCTCGTTTGCCCCAGTCCTCATTCTGGCCCATGTAAATCGGCTCGAAGGGGATAACTGCAAGGTTGGCTTGCTCTCGAATAGCCGCCTGCAGTGCTGGGATGCGCCAATACATCGTGCGTGCCAGGCTCATCAGGGTGCGTCGGCCGATTGAACTGACCGTATTGTGAATGTCGTAATCAACCAGAGTGACCTGCTGACGGTCCTGGCTCTGGGTTGCAGCCTCGATCAGCGTGTTATTGCTGAAACCATAGGAAGATCGGCGTTCAATGACCTTATAAGGCGCTGTGGCGGCATGGATACCGTTACCGTTTCGGCTTTCACCCCTCAAAGCCTCGGATATCACCGCTAAAGAGTCGCGCGCGCGGGTTTTCATTCGCTGGACGCGGGGTCAGGTGAGCCGAAGATGACGCGAGCCTGAGTTATCGGGGTTATGTCCTCAATTGGGTAAGCTGAAGGAACAAGCTTGTTGAGCGCCAGGAGGATTAAACGAACCCGTTCTGCAGGACGAATGTCGATTGAGTTTTTGACCATCACCGTGCCGTCGCCCGCGCCACTGGTGCTTTTTCCGGCGGCTAAATCGGTCTGTGCGGCCCGCAAAGCGGTTTCGAGGTCGTCCTGGGACCAGCCAATAAACGGGTTGTAGGCCATTCGCCAGAGGCGAACGGTCAACAGGCGCTACTCTGTCACGATGTCGTGACAGTCTTCTTGCCGACTATCCTGGCCAACTCCAATGTGCGGCCTTCCCAAATGTCTTTAGTCTCCAAAGTCCAAAATTCCGGCGGACGCTTTAACAGCCACGCCTTGAGGCAGTCGAAGTATTCGGTTCCGAATTCGATTATGGGACCATCGCTAACAAGCGCATTGCCCTCACCGCCATCCAGCCGTATGCGCTTGCGTAAATCGGCAACTGTAAGACTTTCGGAGGCCGCCCTTTCGATCCAAATCTTCTGATCCCTCGGCTTCAGTGGCGCTATCTCTTGAAAATAACTCCAAGGCAGGGAGGTTCGGCGTAGCGACAAATGGACCGAGCTACTGACCCAAGCCTTATTCCGAACGTTCCCATAGTCCAAGTTCGGGTTCATCCGGCAGAACTCAGCCAATGCACCGCGCTTTCTCCACCCCTCCTTCGTTTCGTCGCCAGCGCCGAATGCGGCCCAGTCACCGATCCACCACTGCATTACCTGATCGGCTCGCAATAACTTTTGGCCGATTTGCGCCCAGTCAGACTTGGAAATGGTATCAGGGAGGCGTAATTCGACAGGACTGAAGCGCGCGCCGGTTGCGGTCAGATCGCTTTCTAGTCCTGTGCTGGTGGTAAGGTCGGTCACCAGAATTTCCTAATAAAGTGGATCGCGATGAATAATAGTGATCCCCAAAAGACGATATGGCCCAAGATAAGCACCAGGATGATGAGAGCGAATTCCTTGTCGCTTTTGTCGTCTTTCATACGACCTTCACCGGCCTCCGATTCGCCAGCCTGAACTTTCCAGCCGCCTCTTCGTTCATCATGTAAGCTGACGGCTGAATTTCCAACTCGCGGCAAATCTCCCGGCAATGCTTCGAGACATTGGCTCTGACCGTGGACCACATTCGCGCGACTTCAGTCATCGAAAGGCCGTCCGCGTACGCGTCCCCGGTCGCTATCAGGAGGCAATGCAGGGTGAACTTGGCATTTCGTGAGTTTTGGATCAGTAGGAGGATGCGTCGATACTTGTCGGATAGCCCCGAGGTGACAGTATTCGAGCACGCGCCCGATTGTTCTACGTGGAACGAACAGATCGGACACACCGCATCCACTTCATGCCGACACTGCGGACAATGAGCCTCGAGAAAATGACTTTCGGGTGAATCGACGAAGGAAGCTTGGGGTAATTCAGCAGGGTCCCTAAATTCCGTTTCGCTCATTGGTGCCAACAGGCGGTTTCCGAAACTATATGGGGTTAAACCCTACCGTCAAGTGCTTTCTGACCCCTTGCTTTTGGTGGCAGGTTTGTGGACAGAGGGTTTTCGCTTCCTTCCTTTCGGCCAGCCGCCTTTTTTGGCGTTGATACGTGCGGCCTTTGTTTTTGCTTTCGATGTTGCGCTGCCGCCGAGACGACCGAGCGCGACTGCTGCGGGGTTTTTCATAGCGGGATATTCGAGACGGCCATTAAATTAAGAAAGTCGTCCGTTGCGGGGTTCGATAGGTTGCATACCTTGACCCCATGTGGGGCAAGCAATTCATTAAGCTTGGAAATGGCCCCATATTTATCCTCCTCGTCCCAGTTTTTCCATTCCCGGTGATCAAACATCACAATTGATTCGATTCTTGCCGGAAGTGGAGTGTAATCAGGAGAACAGGTTTCGCTTATCGGGGTGGTTTTGCCTCTAGCGTTTTCTGCTTTTGAAAACTTTTTAAGATCGCGGGCCTGCTTGATAATCCACATCCTTTCTGCCAGCACTTCCAGGGGCAGCGTATATCCCAAGACCTCTCCGGTCGATTCCATCCGTGCGGTGAGTGCGTCGATCTGCCTCCAGATTTTTTCAAGTTCGCGCTCGCAGGCGAAAACGCCGCGAGCATCCCGCATTTGGCTGCTTCGATATTGGCTTGCCTGGAACCTGCGAGCTTGTTGTTTAAGGTTTGTGATTTGGCTTTGGATATTTTGAATTTCGTTTGTCATGCCTACACAATACCCAAGCGCTACGGTATTGCAACAATTATTTCCACTTTTCACTATACTTTTTTGTTATAGTGTGGTGAATAATGTATGACCTCCGTGCTCAACCGACCGCCGAACGAATCGCTCTTCGCTTCGAGATTTCCTGACGAGTTGGTGAAATAGTTGGTATCCCCGCCCACTCGATAATCCGATCTTGGTTGCGGCCTTTGGAATAGAAAGGCCATCGCGGATTGATTTTAGGAAGGTGTAGTCTCTTGGGTTTGTGAATACTCGAAAGGCTTCGGCGAACTCACATATCCATTGCACTTCAAAATGCGTTACGGTTCTCCACCGCCTTTTTTCCAGATCATCGATCATGCCGCAGCCTCCTGCTCCTTCTGCTCACTCGGCGTCAGCCTCTCACTCGCTGGATCTGGTAACAGGCCACAAACAATCGCACCCATTACTTGCATATTCGCCAAGTCCCGAGCGTGATCGTTCTTCGCCTCTTTCCAAAACACTTTTGACTCCCCGGTCCTGGCCGAGTATTCGGTCTTTTTAACCCTGGCCGACATTTGCGCGGAATACTCCTTTTCCATTTCTGGATCTTCGCCGGTGATTGGTTCTTCCCAGTGGCCGTGATCAATCAACTCCTGAACCTTCGAGTTCATTATCGACTTAGAGAAGCGCTGAAGCCAGCAATACCTACGACCCTGGTTATCCGTTCCACTCCCCGGATCTGCGTAAGTCATCGGCGCGTAAGATTTCAAAACCCTGCGTTTGTTTTTTAGCGTATGAGTAAATCCCGACTCAGCCGCACCTTTGGCCGCAACCCAGCCGTATTTCAAACAGGCAGCGTAAACGCCGTGATCGCCCTTCGGCAAAAACCCGGAGTCCATGAAAGTTTTATTCGGATCGACCTTGAACTTGATCCGTATCTCTTCCACCGCAGCGAACCCGTAGCACTTCCCAAAGCCAAGCCTTCTTGATTTCTCTGCGGACCAGGCGCGAACACTCCACCAGAACAGATCCTCTTCCTGACGGTCTACAGAAAGGAAGCGTGCTTTTTCTTCCGGCCAATCCGAATTGATTTCGTAAACGGTTTTGCGAAGGTTGATGCCGCCTCGAAGCAATGTCTCTTCGTCCATGAACATGGCGCGGCGTTTTTGGTAGAATTGAAGCTTGGGTCGAAGGTCGCCGCGGGAAAAGGCGTTGCAAGCGTTGAGCCACAAAATCACTAACTCGCTCCAGGGATAATCGATCACCGATTCCCAACGAAAGCCACGCCTCCTCAAGTTGGCCTCGGTGGTTCTCCTATACCTGCCGGTCCTGTTCCAGTCGGCCTTTGTCTTCTGTGTATCAAGCGAGGGGTTGCCACAGTGCGGACATTCAAAGCGAACGGTCGCCGCGCATTTCTCAACATCCCAGTCTTGATTCGGCAAACGATGGTGATTCCAGGTGACACCCCAGAAGGTGCCGTCCTCTCGCGTGCCGCTGAACACTGGATCAAAATACTTGCCACAGGAATGGCAAGAAACTTCCCACTCGCTTTGTTCGCCCATTTTCCAAGCGCGATGCCAGTCGCATTCATCGAGCGTTCGATTTTCGCAGGTGCCACCTTGAGACGTGCGCAGAATCTTTGACCTCTCCTTTTTCAAGAAGTCACCGACCCGCGCCTCGGCGTCAGCCATGCGGCCCAGTGGATACAGCCAGGGTTCATCAAGCCAGAGATTGCATACACCCTTGCTTTGCAGGTTGGAGATACCCGGCCCGCCAGTGTAAAGCGTGTGACCAGAGTTCAGGAAGATTTCAGACCACTCGTAACGCGACGGCAAAAGGCTCGCTGTGAATGTGCACCTCTTCAGGTTCTTTTGCGTCCGATCAAAGAAGTGGATCTTGCCATCGGCATCGGTTTGATAGACGCACATAAACGGACAAGGCCATCGCCCGAGCGAAGACACAAGCCATACGTCGCCGATGAGTGAACCACCGCCGCGAACCGGCTTTAAAACATTCACCTCGCGCGTACGCTTGTCGTCGAGTGCGGAAAAGATTTCAAGGAAGTGGCGGGATTTCTCGGGGTTGAATTTTCCCTCCTCGGTTATCGGCGGCGAGAGTTCCATGTGTTGCCCGGCCCATTGCGGCGTCGGCGAACGATCTGGTTCGGCACAACAGGTTTCGGCGAGGAATTTGCCTATACTTTCCATAACTCGGAAGGCTCATGTTTTCCTGTGGCGGGTTTTCGATGAAACCAATCGACGTAAACAACAGATGGGTTTTCCCATCGAGATTCATTTCTCCCTGGTCCGACACCGCAAACCCAACCCGTCCAGCCGTGAGCGCGATGCCGAACGCGCAATCCTCGGTGAAATTTGAGAATCATACTTTCCATTTCAACAATTCCGTCCTGAACCGTTTGGCCAGGTCGTCGTAAAGACGTTCTCCAATAATTCTATTTTCTGCCACGCCGAGCCCACTCATCGACATTGGCAAATCGTTCTCGAACTTTTGGCGGATGAAAGCCAGGACCGGCGTCAGGAATTTTTGCAGGTCTTCGGCAACTTCGGATTTGAGGACGAGTAAACCCGACGCCTCATCGTTCTGCCGCTTTATCTCGCGCAACTTTTCATTCTGGATTCCTTCCCTGGCCGCGTGGTGACGTTGTGAATATTCTTTGTAGAAACGGAAGAGGCCGGTGATTGTCGGCGTGGTTTGATACTGGCCTTTGATTGGAGGAGGAAAGTAACCCTGATCGGCGAGTTGCCTGTGCCGGCGGTCAGTTAGCCCCGAGAGCGAGCACAGTTTTTCGGCGTCGATCATTCCGCCGCTTGGTGTTGGTGGTGCTGGTGCCTTTTTCATTTCAGCAATTCGGGAGTCTTGCCGGTTGCGTCTTTGAATCGTTGAAGCGCGACGGCAACGTAGGCGGGAGAAATTTCCATTGCTCTTGCCTTTCGGCCAAGTTGTTCGCAGGCGATTATTGTGGTGCCGGAGCCGGAGAAGGGTTCGTAAACGACGTCACCGAGACGACTCGAGTTCTTCACCATTTGAGAAACCAACTCGACCGGCTTCATTGTTGGATGCAGGTCGCTGTCGGTCGGCTTGTCCACTTGAAATACAGTGTCCTTGTCCCTGCCGCCGGCCCAATAGTGCGCTGCGCCATCCTTCCAGCCAAACAAGATTGGTTCGTGCCGATAGTGATAGTCGCTGCGTCCCATCACAAAATGATTCTTCACCCAGACGAGAGTGTGCTTCCATTGAAAGCCTGCGTTTTGAATCGCCGACTGAAAACGCGCATGTAGCGGTCCCGCCGGGACCGCTACATAAATCGAGCAACCCTTATCGGCGTTCTCACAAGCCACGCCCAGCGCCTTTGTCGCAAGCTCCTCGGTTTGATCTGCAGTCATGTCGTCGGACGAAACCACAGACGAGGCGCGATTTTGTGGACGATACTTTTCAAGGTGCTTGCACTTTTCTTCATAACCAACCCCGTAAGGCGGATCGGTCCAAACCAGCCGAATGGAGTTGCCGTCCAGCAGGCGTGATACTTCCTTGCTGTCGGTGCAACTCCCGCAAGCGATCATGTGATCCCCCAACCTCCACACCTGCCCCAACTTCGTTTTCCATTCCTTCTGCAACTCCGCCGCGCGATCAATCTGCGGATCGGCGTCCACTTCGGACGGTTCGCTGAAGCCATCCAACTCCGACAACGCCGTTGAATCAAACCCGGTTATCTCAAGGTCAAACCCGTTCAGTTCTTTGAGCAACCCTGACAGGTCCACGTCGCTTATCTCCGACAACTGCGGCAAGCGGTTATCCGCAATCAAGTGCGCTATCTCGTCGGCTTTGCTGGCGAACTCTTGAACGTCAATTGGAACGCTGGACCAACCTTCCGCCAGTGCCGTCAAATACGCGCCGTGGCCGCACACAATCAAGCCAGAACGATTTGAGACGACGATTGGCTTGCGCCAACCTTGGTGGCGCAGAATCTTCGCGTATAAGCCAAGCTGCGCGGCGTCGTGCTTGTTGGGGTTCGAAGGGTTGGGTTTAAGTTTGGAGACTGGCTCAAGGCGGGTGTAACTGCAGCGGACTGGCACTTCGTTTTTCACGCGGAATTTCGCTTGATTTGCAAGCACTTAACTTTTGACGGTTTTCTCACAAGGCGATTTTGGCTTATAGGGCGTTCAGACCAACGGCGATACGGTTTGGAAAGGAAAAGCGCGACGTGAGGCAACTGTGGCGCAGCGCGGGTTGAAACTGAAAGGCATTTTGAAAATGTGTAGCGCCACAGGGGGGCGTAGGCGGGTAACCAGACCCGATACGTTTTGGTGGGAGCCTCCTAATTTTGGAAATTTCACGCATAAGGAAATCCTGTTAAACCCAAGGTTATTCCTTCAAGTGCAACGCAGCCCGCAACTCCTTACGCCTCTCCTTGAGCTTCGCATAACTCGCACGGTCCTTCGTTTCAATCGTGATACCCATCGCAGTGTGGCTGGCTCGTTCCCTGATTGCTTTCAACTCCTCGTTTATTAAATCGTATTCGCTCTTGTTTCTCCAATAGTCACTTTTGGTTCCGTTCTCTCCATTCGTTTTTTGTTTTGTTTCCAGGGGTTTTGCGCGATTGCCAACCGTCCAAGTCGCAAGCTTCGCAACCCAGTTCACGATTGGATTTCCGTGTTTATCGATCCAACCCGAGGATTCGAAATGGTTCCAAAACCGTTCAGCTTCCTCCGCACTGCAGCCGACGAACTCCGCTCTGGCCTTCACGTCTTCAATTTTTGGTGGACCCTCCCTAGTTGGTTGGTTGTTCTCTGTACTATGCCTCTGCTTCTGCCTCTGCATGGCGTTACCAGCGTTACATGGCGTTACAGGTGCGTTACATTGTTCTAAGTCATTGTGTTCCTTATCTTTGGGTTCGGTTGGTTTGGATTCCTTGTGTTTGGTGCGAAATCGGTCAACGCGCTCACGAGTCTTTTCCCTGCGTTGGTCCTCGGACGCGATCTGCCTGAACTTTTGGTGATTCACAATGACCCATCCCCAGTCGCGGTGTTCATCCAACCTTACAATCCTGGCGCCTCCATGTTCTGGGCTCCGGCTGTTTTTATCGGGTGATTCGAGAACAGTTATAGCTTGCCTGACAATCTTTTCGGGCACGTTGGTTCGGCGGGCTATTGCCTCGTGAGTTCTATCGACAACTCCGTGCATATCGGCGAGCACAATCATGTCCTGAAAAACCAGGCGCACCCGGTAGTCTTCGGCTATGGAAGAATCAAAAATTTGTTCGAAGATTTTGCCATACATAAACGTAAGTGATTACTTGGGTTGAAAATCCGAGGCTGCCGGCGATACGACTGCGACGCCGTGATCCTTATGAAGAACCGAATCACCGGCAGCATGGAATTTTCTATTCACGTTCGTCGCAATAATTGGTTCGGCCGTCAACGTTTTTGTTTTTGAAATTCATTCAGGAAATTTTCTTCACCCAACTTTTCTCAAGTGATTACTTTTCCACGAAATCCGCCTCTTTCGATACTTCGCCTGATTCCGCCTTTCCAATTCGCGTCGTTCCGACGTCCTGTGAAGGCTCGTTATCGTCGGCGTCGGCCAAAACTGCCCCGAAGTTTTTACAGAGAACTTGTTGCGCATATTTGTCGATTTCACAAAAAGCTGGTTCGGAATCCCTCGGCCTCAAATGCGAGGCTGAAGCCGCCGATACCCGAGAACAAATCAAGGTGTGTACGTTCATTCATATCTCCAACGCCACCTGTTTCCCACTCACCATCTCAACCGGCTGGCTCAGTGGCGTGATCGTGATTTCCTCTTGAACCAGTCCCAATTTCACCTCGCGACACTCCCAAAGCTTGCGCTTTCCTTTCGCGCCGACCTTACGCCAGCCGTGAACGTGTATTTTGCGGCCTGGTGATTCGAGCCACAGCCTCGCTGCTTGAATTCCGCGGATCTTCTCTATCCGCGCGGAAACGTTGTCGCCGCTCGTGGTTTGCACGGCCAGGGTTTCATTGCCGCGAATGGCCAGTAAATCTATAAATCCGAATAGGTCGTTGCGCGTTCGGCTGTATTGGTTCCAGTGCTCAGTTATGGCGCAAAACCATCCGTCATCACGGAGCATCTTCAGGCTTCGTTGCGTTGGAGAACTCATGGCTTCTTCCCCCGTTCCATTCCCCGCAACGCTCTCAACGCCTCATGCAAAAGCAACTCAGCTTTCGTCCATGCGCCGTCTTTCAACGAGCGTTTGTCGAAGTAGAGGTCGATTCGGTTGGCGAGTTCGGTCATAGGCCTTCGCCCTCCTCGAAAGGAATGGTGATTTTCTTGCAGGCGAGACGATTTGGTCCCGCTGATTTGTCGGCTTGGTCCTCAGATCCGTGAAGTCCTAGCTCGCAATTAACCAACTTATTCACAGGATACAAATTCACCCAATACTCCCTGACGTGTTTGACTGGGACGTTGACCAAGCTATCATTATGCGGAAACATTCCGGCAACTCCTTGATCATTAAAATGGTTCGCGTATTCACTTTTTGGAATTCCAGAATTCAGAATACACACGAGACAAAATGGGCTTGAGGTATCCAACTTATGCAAAAACTTCGCCGGTCTGCCGTCGCGGGTTTGAATGGGTTTGGTTAGGTCAAGGGGTTTCATGGCCTGTGATTACAAATGTGAAAAACTACAACAGCCACGCAGAATAGACAGAATCCTAAATCACTCATATTCCGTGCTTCTTCAGGAGTTGTTCGACAATTCCAATGGTGATCTTGTATCGGCCCCCAATCAAAACTCTGTCGGGAGTCATGCCGTGAAATATCTCATCAACAATCGCCTTAGCCAGCTTTCGGCGCTTGAATTGGACGGTTTTGGTGGACTTGTTCGGGCTGATCCACCTTCGGTAACCCTTTTCACATTCGCTAGATTTCATGTTTGACGTTGAACGATTTCCTTAAGTTTTTGTATTGCCGAAACTCTCTCCATGTCGGACCAGCGACGATCTTCTAAAACAGCAATGGCTTCACAAGCGGATAACCCGCAACGCTCTGCCAGTCTTTCCAGCGATTGATCATGATTGAGTAACGCCTGACGCTCGTGTGGGGCAATCAATTCCCACGGAATTCGGCTTAGTTGTAACGGAAAACGATCCTCTGGTACATAAATCTGTATCGGGAAAAACTTCATATTCGGCGCTTGGATTGAGTGGGTTTAGGTTTGGGCATACCACAGACTCCTTATTTTTTTAGCCACCGATTTCAATTCTCGCACGTCGCATGATCGGCCAGCGACAGCCGTTGCAACAGTTGATTCTAGGTGACGCATAACACAGTGCGCTTGCTTTACCGTAAGGCTGACCACAATCTTGCGAGTGGGTTTAGGTTTTGGTTTCATTTAGATGACAATATCTTTCTACACTTAGGACAGCTCACCGCATCATTTCGCAGTGTCCATCGCTCGTGGTTTGGAATCGCATGCGGTTTTTGATAACAAAGGGCCGAAGCCTGACCTGTCTTGCAATTTAGCTTTGAAACCCTGTGATAAATCCTCCCTTCAAATGGCTCTAAAACAAAGTGTGCTTTCATTCCCGCCCGATCCGCTATGGAGGCGATATCGCTAATGGTGAGCTTGGATTGGTCGGGCTTCGGTTTGGTCTTCATGGATTATTAATCTCCAGCGTCCCACATACAAGTTCCACAGGTTAGGCAGTGTCTTGGTCTGTGCTGTTTAATTTCCCTCCAAGCCGAATGGTCACACGATCTATCTTCTGGTTTATGCCCAGCCGCGATAAATTTCCTGTCAATTTCGTCTCGCTCCAGCCTCGCAATTACTTTCTCAGCTTGGTAGAGCCGGTCCATGTCGATTCCAGAAGTTCGTAGCCAATAAGCTCCCGCCTTGGGAATGCACTTCAAATCCTCCACCAGCCGGTTTAGGAATGTGATTTCGTCGGTGTGATTCATAGTTTCATTCAGAGTCGTTTTCGGCGCACCTTCGGCAAATAGGCTCGTCAGTTTCAGCGCACAAGTGACCGCCATAATTCCGTTTCGTGAGAGGTTTCTTGCACCATTTACACTGGTATTTCTTTCCGCAGAATGGGCAAGGTTTGGCTTTTTCTTTCATACCGCCTCCCTCATCACCTCAAACCCCTGCCTGCGCATTTCACCCCTGGTCACTCGCGCCGGAAGCGGCAAATTCGCGTCCACCTTAGCCTGTGCGCTGTCCAAACGCAGTTTGACTATCCTTTCAGCCTCCAAACGCGTGCAGACGTTACCTAGCGCCGAAACCCAGTGGTCTTTATAGAACTTGTCGGGGTGGAAGTTGTGATCTGAAAGGTTCACAGCGTCCCCTCATCAACGCGAAGGTTCATCACTTTCGCAAACCGTTTCTCGAACCATGAGAGGCGTAAATTTGCCAGTTCTGGGGCTGACCATTCTTCAGCCTCGATATCCTCCCACTCCGACGCGTCTTTGGGTTGCCATTGAACGCGCCAGGTCTTGATGCGTGAAGTTATGATGATTGGCTTGTTTTCGACTTCGACCTTGCCAATGTGCGGGAGGTTGTGTTGTTCGGCGGTTTTCATCATGGCAAAAACTCCAGAATTGTTTTCCCGGTCTTGCTAACCGCGCACTTTTTCCAGCCAGCCTTCTTGAAGCAGCATCCGGGGTTGGAGCTCCTGACCTTTTTGGGGTTTACCAGTGTATAGCAGCGGTCGCGGCCCCAGCGTGCAAAAACGACTTCGACAGCCTCGCGGATCAATTCACTGCTTAAATGGTCGCCCTCGTTTCGGAATAATGCGCAATTGAAGCCGGTTTGCGCCGGTTGCGTATCGTCCTTGAACGCCCGCCAAACAAATAGGGCCGCCCCATCTGCGGACAGCAAGACTAGCTTGCGCCCAGGACCGACAAACAAACGCTGCCTTTGTTCGCGGTAGTTCCTTGCAGAATAGTGGCGGCGTGAGATTTCATAGCCATACGGATCGCCGTCTCGCGTTTGAAACCAGTTGTTCGAAACGCGCGGCAATTGCTCAGATTGTGGAAATAGTGAAGTCATTGCGCCTTCTTCTTCACCCGCCCCGGCAATCCAATTTTCTGAATCCCATCCGCGTACCCCGGCCATTGGTCCGACTCGACGCAGAACGCATAGGCATTCAACAGCCGCCGAAACTCCAGCCGGCCAAACTCAAGCATCTCTTCGTCCGGTTCATACTCGGCCGCATCAAATGGCTCGTCGTCATCGAACGGGACGAAAACAAAGCGACTGGCGCCGGTAATTTGCAGATAAGCCGCGGCTTGAATGTGATAGCCGTAATCAATGATCGACTTTTGGAACTCGGTCGGACTGGCACCACCGCTTTGAACCTTCTTCAGATCGAAGATCCATGTTTCACCGTCGATTGCCGTTGCCATTAGGTCGGGTCGGCATTTGAGCAATAAGCCGGTCACCGGGTCTTTAGCGAAGTGCGAGACTTCACGCTGGCCGAAGCTGAGAGCAGTTGCGAAGGCGGTCAGGCCCATAACCCGGTCGATAATGCGCGGGAACAGCTTCAGCTTGTCGCGTTTGATAATTGGCCTGTTCGAATGGTCCTCCAACCACTTCTGACACCAGTCCGAATTGCCGTTCCATTTCTTCCCTACGGTGCCTTTGCTTGTCTCGGCAGGATAAGTGTCGGGACGGAGCCAGTAAGCGTCTGGAAGCTTTTTAGGCTCGAGTATGGCCGTGTGACAGATCGTCCCAAACTCCATGTCTTCGGTCGGCTCTTTGGGTTTACGCGCCTTGAAATGCAGTGGGGTTGGATAGCTTCCGAACTCCTTCAGCATGGATTGAGAGACGCCTGGTGCGCTGTGATAGTCTTCGGCGCTTAGGCCAAAGAAAATGCCTTCGGTGTTGGGGGTGAAGGTTTCGGTGATGGGGTCGGCGAGTGTCATACTCCACAGAGTCCTTCGCATTCGTTTCCAAACAGGTCCGTCTGGCCTTGATCCTCCTCATTGCTCAAATCAACCTGGTCTATCGGCTTGCAGGACCGATGCACAAAAATAGTTCCTGTGATATTGGCACCATTGATTGTTTCCTTTTGCGCCTCTCGCACGGCATGGTCGAAACCAACTAGCTTTTTCCAGTCCACTGGTTGCGTGTCGCGCATTCTGCGTAGCCGCGCATTTCGAATGTAGGGGCAGATTCGGCACGCGGATTTTGGGGCCATAAGATAATTTCCGCGTTCTAACCAGAGTGCGCAGTCGTGGCGGCTCTTGCGCTCATCGACTAATGGAAAGCGATTGGTAATATATTTTACGCCGCTATCTTTCATACGGTGCGCTTCGTCTAAGGAGATTCCGATCCATTGAACCACTGGAGCACCGTTTGAAATTTCGCGGACCTTCCTTCGTATCGGGTCCAGTTTGTATTCTTTGGTGCATTTACGCCAAAGGGTTGCCTCAACCTGTTTCTGCTCGTTCCAGACATAGAAAGGCGGCTGTCCACATCTGCCCTTTGGGTTAGAGAGTGCGGCTAAAAAATCTTTTCTCTATGTTGCCAGCAGTCACTACGTGAACCGGAAAAGGCAAGAGTGGTTTAAGATATTCGAGATAATCATAAACCTCTTGCGGCTCGCCTTGCGTATCCGCAAATATCGCCGCAACGGGCATAGGACCAATCTCACCAGCCGCCGCCATCAGAGCCATTGTCGAGGACTGAACCCCCGCACCTAGGCTGATTATGTGTATCGGTTCTTTCGTTTCTTGCATGGTCGTCGTTTAGGTTCCTTCCTTACCCTGGTGAATTCCAAAGCCTTCGCCGTAGCGCGTTTCTTCATCAGTTCACAACGTGCGATTGCAAAATCCAGACACCATTTCGCAATGTCGTTGTGGACTTCTGAGAGGTGGTAACTCATGCCGGTTTTGGTTTGCCTGGAACTGAAAACACCAGTATCCCGCTTCGGGTTGATCCAAGTGGTGCCGTGTTTTTTGGAATCTCTGGCCAGTCCGATAGCTTACCGACTCCGCTATCTGGCTCTGGTTTGTCAGCAGGCCACCAACCGCGACCAAAGCAGGTGCCGTAAACCTGTCCGCCTTCAAAAGCGTATGCGTAGTCAGTGGTGTTGCTATTTTCCCAAGGCCACGGCCAACCCATGCTCGGCAATGTTCCATCTTCGCCGCCGGTGAGTTTTGCTACCTCACTTCTGAACTCCGATTCTGTGGAAGTTTTAACCACATCTTCCGGCACACCTTCTGGATAACCGTCATAAGCAATCGACCCGATCCACTCGGCGGACTTGCCGCGTCCCACGTAAAAATCTGCTCGCGTTCCCATAGGTTTGTTTTTGTTATGCCGCCTTCGGTTGCTCCTTACGCTTCTGAATTTCTTTCACCACATCACCCCAGTTATCCCAGAGTTTTTTGAGCGACGGTTGCGCTACCATCGCTATCTCGGCCAATTCCGAAAGGCTTTCGTCTAACTGGTATTCCGAGCGCATAAACTCAATCAACTCGGCCTCGGTGATTTTGTAACCCTTGGCGATTTTGATTATGTAGGGAACGTTCAGGTTCAGTTCGTCGGGTTTGGTTTCTGACTTCTTTGGCTGTGGCCCAAGGTCGGTGCCTTCGCCTTGGTCGATGGGTTTCGCAACCTGCGGCGTGAATATCGGCTTGGAAGGAGGTGGTGGTGGAAATGCGTCCTCGATTGTAGTTTGGCCTTCCTTGATCGCATTAAACAACCCCATCAGAGTTTCAAGGTCGGAAAGGTCAATGTCTTCGATGGACTTCTTTTCGAGCGTGGTAATAATGCGATCCTTTTGAACACCCATTTTCGCGAACGCATCGACCATCTTTGCGCGTCGATCCGCCAGGGTTTTTGCGTCACCAATGGCAACTTTCTTTGCGGCCTCCAGCACTGGCTTGATCAGCGCCATTGGGACAACCTTAAACACGGCATCGCGAAATGCGATTGCGCTTCCCGCATTGGCCGCAAGGTTAATGTCATCCTCATCAATTGCATCCTTGGACCTCTTTTTTGTGATCCGCCGGCGCTTCTCCATTGTCACGGCAACGTTGCGCTCCAAGTCATGCGCCACAGCCTGAATTACAACGTGCGGATTGTCCCCGGTTGTCACTGTGGAAATGATTCGGCTTCCCGCTCTCAGGTTGCCGTAACAGGACACTGCAATTTCTGCGAGCCTCACGGACGCGCCTTGGATATTTTTCCCACCGCGCGGCAGGCTGTAAAAGCAGGCTTCAGCGGTTTCCCGATCCAGTGTGGCAAAGCTCATCATGCTGGATTTGACCTGCCACAATTGCCGGGGGTAACGTTTCGCAGTCGCAATTTGCACATCAATTTCCGCTCGCTGGATCGACTCGACCGCCGAGGGTTCAATAACTTCAAGTTTGGTTTCGTTCATTATCTTTCTCTTTCTTTTGGGGTTTTCGGGGTTAAAACATGGAGTCGTCTTCTTTCGCTCCGTTCGTCAGCGCAAGTTCTGGATGGCCGGATCGTATTTCGTCCAATCGCTTTTGCGCTCGGCCAAGCTGGTCTTGCAAACCGCGAATCTCGGCGTTGCGCTCTGAAAGCTGGTAAAGCTCCTCGATGCTGTTCAGTAGTGACCGCTTGTGATCTTCAACTAATCCCTCGGCACGTTGCTGAAGGTCGCGAGCGGCAACGTGCGCGTCTTCGCCGTCTTCAAGCGTTGCCTCCATTGTGACTTCGGGTCGAAGGTTTGAATACTGTTCGTGCGGATGATTGAATGTCCTGCCTGCGGTTACTGTAATTTTTGATATTTTCATTGTTGGGGTTTTTGGGGTTTCGGTTTTACGCTGCTTTCAAAGGCACTGTCTTTGCCGTGAATAAAAACTCCGGTTGCCATTTCTCCGCTTCAATCGAACGGGTCGGCATCAGCACACCATAGAAGTTCGGCTTGCCTGCAATTTTGATTTCCATTGCGGAATCTTCGCTGAACAAGTTCACGCGCAAGCCGGGAGATTCGGCGCACAAAAGTTTTGCGGCCTTAGCAAAATCGGCCATGAGTTCGGCGTTGAAACCAATCTCGTTTACTGACTCCTTTTCACCTTGTGGCAAGACCTGTTCCCAATTCGGAAAGCCGCCATTGCAATCAACAATCGCGCCTTTCTCGGAATCAACCGCAAGGCTTGGCATGACGAAAATAATCCTGTCCGGCAAATGCGGTTCGAGCGTGAGGGTAAGCGAGTGCTTTCCGGCGAACGCACAAAGCGGCTTCAGAAAGTCGGCTGACACCGTAAAAGCAACCTCGTCAAAAATGTTGCTCTCCTTGTTGTCGGCTTGCGTCTCGATAACGGCCAATCTTCGGCCATCGGTCGAAACCATGATCGGTTGTCGATTTGGACGCGCCACGAAATGAACGCTGTTCAGAACAAATCGTGATTCGTCCGTGCTGGAGAACAGCACAGCGGCTTTGAATTCGTTTACGAGAACGTGAAATTTCATAATCTGTCGTTTTCGATCAGGATTCTTATGTGATTCAGCGAATCGAGCACTCGCTGAACCTCCCCATTTCCAAACCCCATATCCATAAGGGCCACCATCGCATCAATGGCTCGTTCGACCTTTTTGACGGCTTTATTCTTTTCAGCAGTGGTTTTCATTCGTCGTTTTCTTCCGTGTTGCCTTCTTCTATAATCTCCAGTCCTGCGCGGATTCTCTTCAGGGTGGTAAGCTGAATTGATCCTCGATCCGCTGGCCATTCAATCACGTCGTAGCACCTGGCAAGCGCGTGCTCGGCCTCTCGCAAAAGTTCAGTTAAGTCGGCGAATGTCATTTCCTAAACGGGTTCCCTTCCTTCGGTTTGTTTGCGGCCATGAGGATTAGCGAGCCCCAGCAGGCGCAAAAAAACAGTGTTACGAGCATAGTTTTTCCCTTTCCAAATCCACTTCTAGATCCGCCTCTTCCAGTTCGCGCAACGTCTCGGCCTCAACGTCGCGAGGTTCGAGATCGCGTTGGGATAGGCCGAGGGGTAATTCTGGGATCGTCATTTGAACCTCACCTGCTCTTTGCACTGCTGGATTTTGCCAATCGCCTCAGTGCATTCGTTAAGACGATCCATGTTGATTGGACTATTTCCAATAAATCCGTTGGCGCTTTTGTTCGCCAATTTCTTCATCTCAATGATGAGTCGGTTCAGCACTTCAATTTCTGGACCGTGCTTAGTAATGAAATTGTTGTCAGCAATTCGACTCACACCCTCACCCCCTTAAACGCAGCCAAAGCCAGTCCGCCACTGGCCACAAGCAACAGCCATCCCAGCGAGTTATGATCCGCGATTGTCAGCTTGCCGCCGATGGCAAGAGCGATTGCCGCGAGGAAAATTAAGGTGAGGAAGCGAGGGGTCATAAGTCATTCTTCGCCATGCCGGAAAGTTTCCTGAACCACTTCGGAATTCCTTTATCAATACAGTCGAAGTCTGAGCAATTCAGGTAGGTGCATTTGCCTCCGTGCCGAATGTTCGTTTCCCTAATCTTTGTCCAGCCAACCAGATCGCAGAATCGATAAATGAAGTGCCAATACACCGAATGCGATCCAAACCAGATCGATTCCCAAATCAAAACTAGGCCAGCTCGAAAATAGGTTCCATAATAAGCTTTAAGATTAATCTTCGATTCAAAAACGAGCATTGCTGGAATGCGCGACATTAGTCCAAGCGCAGCCATTCGCTCCTGCCTGCGTTTCATCATGTCTGGATTCTTGGGATACTTCGTCACGCCACCCTCCTTACCAACTGCGGCTTGATCTGCTTTTGGTAACACCCTGGACAAATCGAATGACTGACAATTTTCGCAAACGGGTTGCCGCTCATGCGGGTTTTGCACCAGGCGCAAACGATCTTGAATTTAAGCCACTTTTGGAGGGGGTAGGGGAGTGTCATACCGTTTCCTCCATCCTTTCCTCAACGCGCGTGCGTCGTGCGGCTCTGCGCATCTCAAGGGACTGGCCACTGAGCAAGGCGAAGCCGAGGATAAGAAGCATGGTCGCTCCGTAATATTTTCGACGAGCCTCGCGCAATTTCTCAGCACTGGCCGGGTCATCCACAGCCAACCCGAGCAGGATTAGCTTTTTGACAAACGCGCCAGTGAACATCCCCTTGCGAACCGCAGCGTTTTCCAATACCGCTCGTTCGTCGATTGGGACGTTGATGCTGATGTTGACCGTCCCGGTTCCGATGTAATGGCTCACGCGGCCTCCTCAAAGGTTGTGGTCGCTCCACCGCAACCGCAGCCACCCCAGTCCAACTTTGAAAATTCCTCGCCTGCCTCAATTCGGACGCGCAGATCGCGCAAGCTTAACGGCTTGGTTTCGCCTCCGCGTCTATCTTTTAAAATGGTGAAGTGGCCATTGCTGACACCTCGCTCGGCAAAATCCTTTAGGGTGATTTGCTCGTTGTTCTCCCACGACGAATAGGTCTTTGGCCGAATATGATAGAGGTGAACCCATTGAGTGATCCCAGCGCGAACACAAGCGCCGCCGCAATTGTTATGCGGGAAGCCATCCACATAGAGTGAGGGTGTTTTGAATCCAAGCTTTTCAGCTTCGGAAATCATTTTGCACTTATCCCAAAGCGGAGGCTCGGTCATTGGTGCCGCTACACTCCAGTTGGGGTGCTCGTTTTGGAAATCAATCACCCGATGCAATTCGGTCCAGTCGAAACCGAGAACGCACGTTGCAGGTTCCAAGAAAGCGTCGGATTGGGTTTCGTCTAGCTGGTAGTGTTTCTCCATCCACTCATTCAACGGCGCGCGCTTCAACCGGACTGAGCAAATCGGGAAACGGTTATTTGCGATCATCCCCTCTTTTCGGAACAACTCCCAGGGGGTCATTTCACGGCTGACCCTGGTAATTGGAACCCCAAGTAAGCCAGAAGCACGCTCAAGAAACTCGTAAAGGTCGTCGTCCTCAATCAACGTGTCGGCGAAAAGGAGCACGACATTTTCAGACCCGAACTGCTCAACATCGCGTTTGGCGGCAAAGAATGAGCAAAGACCCCCGGAAAAATTGTTGAGGCGTTTCATAAAGCTTATTAAGCCAAAGCCCTTGTCAGATTGCCGTTGGTGCTGGTAAAACCGTCGCGAGTTTCGTCAGAAGGAACCGAAGAACTTAGTCTTGCAATAGCTTCAATCGCCTGATCGCTGATACCCGTTTGCCTCTGTAGCGCGTGCAGGACCGTCCTTGGATGAAAACGCACCACCCTTTGATTCAACCAGAACCCCGGTATGCTTGGCCTCCGAC